AGCAAGACACTCCTAAAACAGAAGAGATTAATGTTGAGTTAGAAGGAGACTCTAATGAAACTACAGTAGAACAAGCTGTCAATGAAACTGAAGAATTTTTTAAAAATCTCGCAGAGGACATGTCTGATGAAGTGCTTCAAAGAATGTCTAATCAATTGTTAGACGATTATAAAAAAGATAGAGTTTCAAGAAAAGATTGGGAAACTTCTTACACAAACAATTTAGATCTACTTGGAATTAAACACACTGTGATGACAAGACCATTTAAAGGGTCGGCATCCGTGACTCATCCACTATTATCAGAGGCAGTCACACAATTTCAAGCGCAAGCTTATAAAGAATTATTACCCTCATCTGGACCTGTAAGAACAAGAGTCTTAGGAATTGAAGATGATCAAAAAATAAATCAAGCTCAGCGTGTTCAAGATTTTATGAATTATATGATTACAGAAGAGATGGAGGAGTATACTCCAGAGTTTGATCAATTATTATTTTATTTAGCACTTGCAGGATCTGCATTTAAAAAAGTTTACTATGATGAAGTTATGCAAAGAGCTGTATCTAAGTTTATTCCTGCAGAAGACTTAGTAGTTCCATACTACGCCACAGATTTAATGGATTGTGAAAGAATTACTCACGTAATTAAAATGGGTGAAAATGAAATTTTAAAAAAACAACAAGCAGGATTCTATAGGGATGTAGAATTAAAACCATCATCTAGTGGCCCCACCGAGATAGAAAAAAAATATCAGGAATTAGAAGGGGTAACTCCAGGAGGAGATAAACAATATTCTTTTTCGATTTTAGAAATGCATGTTGATTGCAATTTAGAAGAATTTGAAATGCAAGACGCAGACAAACAAGTTAAAGTTCCATACATTGTAACAATAGATGAAGGCTCAGGTGAAATTTTATCTATCTATCGTAACTACGATATGAGTGATGAAACAAAAAAGCGTAAAGAATACTTTGTTCATTTCAAATTTTTACCAGGATTAGGCTTTTATGGCTTTGGTTTAACTCACATGATTGGTGGATTAAGTAGAACAGCTACACAATCTCTAAGACAATTATTAGACGCTGGTACATTATCTAACTTACCAGCTGGATTTAAGTCTAGAGGGATAAGAATTAGAGATGATGATCAGCCTTTTCAACCAGGAGAGTTCAGAGATGTAGACGCACCGGGTGGAAATATCAAAGATCAGTTTCAAATTTTACCATTTAAAGAGCCATCATCTACATTATACCAACTAATGGGCTTCGTAGTTCAAGCAGGTCAGAAGTTTGCAGCTATAACTAACATGGATACAGGTAATGATATGCAAAATAGAGCTGTTGGTACCACTGTTTCTCTACTTGAGAGAGGTTCGAGGGTCATGAGTGCTATACACAAGCGATGTTACTACTCAATGAGAAGAGAATTTAGACTTTTATCTAAAGTTTTTGCAACATATCTACCACCAATCTACCCATATTCAGTATATGGTGCAGATCAGGCGGTAAAACAAACTGATTTTGACGAAAGAGTAGACGTAATTCCAGTTGCCGACCCAAATATCATGAGTATGGCGCAAAGAGTTACACTTGCAAACGAAAATTTAAAGATTGCTATGTCAAATCCTATGATGCACAACTTGAGAGAGGCATATCGAAGAGTATATGAAGCATTGGGGACTCAAGATATAGACCAAATACTAAAACCTTTAGAAAGACCTGTACCAAAAGACCCAGCAACAGAAAATATGGAAGCATTAATGATGAAACCACTTAAAGCGTTTCCAACTCAAGATCATCAAGCTCATATTGCAGCTCATAGAGCATTTATTTCTACAAGAATGGTTCAAATTAATCCTCAAGTGTATGCAGCACTTCAATCACACATATCTGAGCACGTTTCATTACTTGCTCAAGGAGAAGTTGGTGCAGCAATTGAAAATAATCCTGAGATGCAACAAATGTTACAAGCAGACCCAGAAGCAGCACAGATTAGAATTGAAGCTATGATCGCTCAAAAAGTTGCAGAGTTAACAATTGAACTTGCACAATCAGAAGCTATGGGTCAAAAACAAGATCCTATTGTAATGTTGAAACAAAGAGAGTTAGATCTTAGAGCTATGGATATGCAACGAAAAGCAGATGAGTCTATGATGAATATGGATATCAAAGAAAACCAAAATGAGGAACAATTAGACATTGAAAAGATGAAATTAGAAAATAATGAGGCTCAAGCTGCAGAAAGAATTAGAATTGCAGAAGAGAAACTTGAAATTGCTAGGAAGAAAAAATAATTATGGCTGATCCTAAAAAAGGAACTGGTAAAAAACCAAAAGGCTCTGATAGAAGATTGTATACTGATGAAAATCCGAGGGATACAGTCAAGATTCAATTTGCTACACCAACAGATGCTAGAAATACAGTAACTAAAGTTAATAAAATTAAAAAACCTTTTGCACGAAAAATACAGATCTTAACAGTAATGGAACAACGTGCTAAAGTTATGGGTAAAAGAGAAGTAGTAAACATTGCTAAAAAAGCTAAAATTAATTTAAGAAAGAAGTTTGCATAATGCCACTTACAGATAAAGGTAAAAAAATAATGTCAGCGATGAAAAAACAGTATGGTAAAAATGCTGAAAAAGTTTTTTATGCTGCAAAGAATAAAGGCACTATTAAAGGTGTTGATGTAATGAAAGCATTTGCAGGTGCACAAGCTGAGACAAAAGAAGGTAAAGCGATGTCTCCAGGAACTGGTGCAACTGGTGGAACAAGAGGTGGAGGAAGAGATCCTAATGCGCAATTTGGAGGTCGACAAAGTTTGTCAATTAAAAATAAAAAAGCACTTGATGCACAAAGAAAAGCCGCTAGATCAGTGATAAGTCCAAGCACTACTTATGCAAATAAAGCCATAGCATTAGCTGCGGGATTAGTAATACCTGGCGGTGGTTTTTTATATAAAAAAATGATCGATGCAAATACTCCATTTGCACCTAACAGAAAAAAGAAAAAATCACCTACTGAAAATATTAATAGAGGTAATGAAGATAGCTCCTCTGTAAATCCAATATTACCCAATAAACCAATTGATCCATTGTTAATAAAACCAAAAGATAATTTTTTTAATTTCAAAGCGTACAATTCTGGTGGAGTTTCAAGTGGTCCTCCTCCAAAAAGAGGACCTAACCCACAAGTACCACCAATTAAAATGAAAAAAGGAAAAATGAATTCTATGACTTGTCCTCATAGACCAGATGGAATTCGTGGTATGGGTGCAGCAATAAAAGGATTTAAATTTATAGGAGTAAAATAATGTGGTTTCAAGCAATAAAATTAGCAGTATCTGCAGGATCGAAAATTTATTCAAACAAACAAAAAGCAAAAGTGGCTATGTCAGATGCACAATTATTACATGCAGAAAGACAAGCACGAGGTGAAGAGGCTTATCAAGGTAAGCTTTTAGAGGCTAGACAAAATGATTATAAGGACGAATTTGTTTTAATAATTTTAACAATACCTATTTTAATTCTTGCATGGGCTGTTCTAAGTGATGATCCAGAAGCTATGGAAAAAGTAAATTTATTTTTTGAACATTTTGCAGCTCTTCCATCATGGTTCACTAATCTCTGGATTTTAGTTGTAGCTAGTATTTTTGGAATTAAGGGCACTCAAATATTCCGTAATAACGGTAAAAAATAAAAAGTATTGCACATTATTTTGTATAATATATAGATTCAATATGAATCTTAGATTAGCAATATTAGATGCATTAGAAGATCGATATAATGCACAAATTTCAGAAGCTGATGCAACGATACAAATTTACTTAGAAAAACCAGTAGCTATTGGAGAACATCCACAACACATAGATGAGATAGATAAATTAGTTGATAAGATAGCTGCAGCAGAAGAAAAATTAAAAGTTTTACAATCATTTAAAATTTAATGTTAGATCCATTTACTAAAGACCAAATAGTAAATGTTATTAATAAACAAATAAAAGATGTTAAGGATCACATTTGCTATGGGGTTGAAACAGAATCTCGATTAATGTATGCTCGTGGCAGACTCAGCGCTTTAGAAACGCTGCTTCAGGATATTAAAAACCTGCAAAAGGAGAATAACGATGGTACAATTGATTAAGCCCAAGCTTACAGATTTCGGTAAGAATGAAAATAAAGCAGAGGTAAAATCACAAATTCCTACAGATTCAGAAGGCATCAAAAAATATCTTGAAATCATACCTAACCCAGTTGGATACCGTATGCTTGTCAGACCATGGTCAGGCCAAGCTAAAACAAAAGGCGGTGTAATTCTAGCAGATGAAACCCAAGATAAAATACAAATGACAACAGTAGTTGGACTTGTAGTTAAAATGGGCGACCTTTGTTATGAGGATAAAGAAAAATTTCCAAATGGTGCTTGGTGTAAAGAAGGTGAATTTGTTATTTATGGCAGATACACTGGAAGTAGATTTCAAACCAAATACGGTGAACATCGTATTTTAAATGATGATGAAATAATAGGAACTATAAAAAAGCCAGAAGATATTCTCCATTTATTTTAATAAAGGAGGATAAACATGGCAGAAGTAAAAGACTATAGTGCAGAAGCATTATTAGCCAAAGAAAAAGAAGTTGAACTAGATACTGATGATGTAAAAGAAGAAAGTGTTCAACTTGAAGAAAAACCAAAACAAAAAGAAGAACCCAATCTTAATTTAGGAGAAGTTGATTTAGGTTATACAGATCACTCTAAATCAAAAGATGAAAAAACAGACAAACCTAATATTGAGGTAACAGAAGATAAAGACGAAACAACTAAAGTAGAAACAGAAGAAAAAAAAGAAGAAGAAAAACCAAACTTACAAGAATCAAGAAGAGATTATCAAAAAAGAATAGATAAACTTGTTTTTCAAAAAAAAGAAGCTGAGAGAAGAGAACAAGCAGCTCTTGATTTTGCTAAAGGTTTACAGAAAAAATTTGACAAAAGTTCTTTAAAATTTAAGGAGACTGATGAACAGTATCTAAAAGAATTTGATGCAAGAGTAGATGCACAAAGAGAACAAGTCAAAGTATCTTTAAAACAAGCGATTGAAGCTAATGATGCTACCCAAATAATGGAAGCTAACGATAAGTTAACTCAATTAGCTGTTGAAAAAGAAAAGGCTCGATTAGAATTAGCTAATAGAGAAAAACAAAAAAAAGAAGAAGAAACAAAAACAACAACAAATAACGTACAAGCTGAACCTCAAACAGCGGAATCATCACAACAACCACAGATTACTCCTAAAGCTAAAAAGTGGGCAGAAGAGAATAAGTGGTTTGGAAATGATGAGGTCATGACTAATGCTGCCATAACTATACATAACAATATATCTCAAGAGGGTATTGAAGTGGATAGCGATGAGTATTATAATGAAGTTAATTCAAGACTAAGGAAATATTTTCCTGAGAGTTTTGATAACACTACGGACGAGCCTAAAAAAGAGACACCGAAACCCGTCCAAACGGTGGCCTCGGCAGGTCGTAGTCAACAAGGACGCAGAACTGTGAAACTCACCAAGTCACAAGTAGCTATTGCTAAACGATTAGGGGTGCCACTAGAGGAATACGCTAGATACGTGAAGGAGGATAAATAATGAGTACAATTGATAGAACTTCACGGGAGTCAGAGACTAAAGTTTCGAAAGAAGCTAAAAAATCATGGACTCCACCATCCAGTTTGGATGCGCCACCCGCACCGAACGGTTACGCCCATAGATGGATACGTACAACCGTTCAAGGTTTTGAAGATACAGCTAATGTATCTAAAAAAATGAGGGAAGGTTGGGAATTTGTAAAAGTCGAACAAGTGCAAAACGAGATCGGCACAAACAAATATCCTTTCTATACCGAAGGTAAATACGAGGGGTGTATTGGAATTGGGGGCCTTGTGCTGGCAAGGATACCGGTAGAGATATTGGAACAACGCGCTGAGTATTTTAAAAGACTTACTCAAGATAGAATGAACGCAGTTGACAATGATCTTATGAAGGAACAGCACCCGGATATGCCTATCAATATTGATAGACAGTCCAGAGTGACCTTTGGTGGTGGACGCAAAAAATAATTTTGCAATACCTACTAGGGTTGAAAATAAACTGTTAAAAGGAGAACAAAAACATGGCAAACGTAAGTGAAAAGTTTGGTCTTAGACCATACAGAAAACTAGACGGTACACCATTAGTTGGAGCCCAAAACAGATATACGATTGCGTCAGGCTATGCAGATGCGATATTCCAAGGAGAAATGGTTGAACCATTAGGAACTGGTAATATCCGAAGACATGGTCCTAACACATCGGATGCTGTGGTAGGCGTTTTTAACGGATGTTTTTATACAGACCCAACTACTAAAAAGCCAACATTCAGTAACTTTTATCCTGGCGGTATTGCTGCTAGTGATATTACTGCATTCATCATTGATGATCCAGATGCAGTATTTTTAATTGATGCTGATGCGACTTTTACAAGAGCTGATTTGTACAAGAACTACTCTGTTACAAACACAACAGGTGTAACGCAAACAGGAATATCGAAACAACAACTTGATGTTAGTGTTTCAGGAACTGCAACTACATTCGTAATTCAAGCGATTGATATTTCGCAAGATCCTGAAAACTCTGATACGGGTAATGCAAATGCAAATATTCTTGTTAGAATCAACAACCACTTCTACAGAAGTGGAACAGGCATAGCGTAATAAAGGAGAATAACTATGGCAATATCACGATCACAACTAGTTAAAGAACTAGAGCCAGGTTTGAATGCTTTATTCGGCCTGGAATATAGTAGATATGAA